CTTGAAAAAGTGGGAGACAGAAATAGTTTTCGCCATTCAAGCAGAAACCAGGCACGAGGCTTGGAAGATAGCTGAGGGCATTATTGAGAAACACCACCGGGGACTAGCTAATGTAATTAGGATAGGTCTCCTCCCTCTACCAGACCCAGATGATACAATAGCCGTCAACGAACCAATTAAAGCAAGGTAAAATAAAACATAGCTCCTACTCAGCCATCAGGACACTAAAGGAGGTAAGATGACACCAAAAGAGATACAGAAACTCAGGAAGAAGCGCATGCTAACACAGCCAGAGTTTGCTAAGATAATGGGTGTTTGTAAAGACACGGTATCCAAGTGGGAACATGGACAGCGAAGGCCCCGGCCAGTCCATCTCAGAAAGCTAGATAGACTCAGGAAGAAGAGGTGAAGCCTATGTATGAGCCGTTATGCGGTCGCTCATGGTTAGAGCAGCACAAGAACGACCATACCCAAGCGGAGATTGACAGCCTGGGTATTGAGGTGCTTGTAAACAACAAGCTACAGGTCAGGGTCCAGTCAGGCGACAAGAAAGCGCGGGGGATCATCAAGGAAGTTGTCAGAATAAACAGAGAGGCTTAGCGGATATGAAAGAGACCACATACTTAGACCTCTTGAAAGAAGCAGCAGAGAAAAGGAATAAACTCTTTTACCTTTACCAGTTACTAAGTTCACCAGAATACAAAGCCCCCTGGTGGTACTGGCTGGACTATCTAAAGGCTAATTCTAATTAAAGGAGAGTAACATGACATTTAGTAAGAAGGACGCCGTGGAAATGAGCACTAAGAAGTGGGAGGCATTTGCAAACGGAAAGGGGCGAGAAAGCGATAACTGCGGGTTTTGTGAATATGCAGCAAGAACACTTGGTCGCAAACCTACAATAGGAATAGAAGGTAATACGATTTGCGAATCCTTCTGTCCTCTATACCCTGACATCTGTGCTCAATACAACGATTATTACCTTGACCCTAAGCCCCTCTTCTGGCGGAAAAGAAACAAAAAGAATGCACAGCAGATACTAGATGCCATCAAACAAAGAGGTGAGGCCTGGATTAAGGAAGGAGGTAACATGAACAAGAGACAAGCTATCAAAGAGTGTAAGGAGCTTTGGAGGGAGATTGAAGAGTCAGGACTGAGTAAGACAGAGTTTCTTCGCACGCCTGCTGATGAGAAGTGGGTAAATAAGGACTACTGGGGTGACTGTCCTCTGTGTGAGTACTCTCAGTCTAAGGAAGGCATGGCGACCTGTAATCACTGTCCACTAGTGACACAGTATGGCAAGAACTGCTATAAACTAGGCTTTAATGATGATAAGCTTAGTTTACCATCGTTCTTCAAGGCTATAAGAGGACTAAAGTAAGGAGGGTAACTATGTATACTAAAGGGATATGGAAAGCATATCAGATATGTATGAGGCTTTGAAGCAGTTACCTGAACCAAAGTCAATCCTAGCTGATGCTGCGTATACTGGCGGTGATATTCCTAAGAAGTGGATGAACGACCGAGGACATTTTAATGATGGCTACAATCAGGCTCTTAAAGATGTTACTAAACTTCGTGAACAAGCACTAGCTAAATTTGAGGAGAAATAATGGATAAGATTTGCCACCTTTGTGGAACTCACTATATTGATGACCCTTTTCTTACAGAGCACCCAGGCCATACCCCCCAGCAATGCCTAACGACACTTAACTGGCGTTGTATGGAACTAGAAACTGAATTGCGTGTGGCGAAGCAGTCCTTAAAACGCGCTGAGGGAGAATACAAAAAATGAAGTGCTCAGACTGTGGTAAAAAGCCGAGTGCCGTATCCGGGCAGATAAACCATAAGCCTTACTGTCTCAAGCACTTTAACAAGAGAGCTAAACCTGTTAAGAGTCAACAGCATGGAGTAATTGAAGGGAGGTTAGTATGAACGATAAAGTAAAGAAAGACCAAATGGACTGGGAGCAATTGATGGCAAAAGAGAGTGGCAATATTCTATACGATGAGTTTGATGAAGGCATTAGGTTTATCATAATGCGTGGTCCTGTCAGTCTATGTGCCTATATAGGCATCCCGATAGCTCATCCACTTGCGGGCCATAACTATGACGATTTGCCTGTTTGTGCTCACGGAGGACTAACATACAGCAGTGAGGGTAAAGGTGCTTGGCCGGAAGGATACTATTGGTATGGTTGGGATTATGCCCACTCTGGTGACTATTGTTTCTATTATGATAGAGAGCCTCTTGTTGGCAGATATGACCATAGCACAGACCAGAAGTGGCTGGTTGAAGATGTGAAAGAGGATAGTTGGTCAACACTCTATGATTTTAAGAAGTTACTAAGGCTGACAGAAAAAACAAAGAGTAATATTAAGTGAACATCCTTAAAGACCTGACAGGATGTATCTGCTTCCTGATATTACTTCTAATATTTATTGTATGGGCTTGCCTGGGAGCTATTGCTGAATGGCTCAAGGATAAGAGAATTTATTAAGGAGGGAACTATGGAAAGACCAATAGGGAAGAAAGTAACGTCAGTTAATCCCCTGATAGGAGCATTATCGGTAGTGGATATGATAAAAGATAACGCTCTAGGGAAGGATGTCTCAGGAAGAGATAAGGCTCTAACAGATGAGATAGGCGATATAACCATTGATACATGTATTCCTAGCGATACTGGAGTATGGGAAACAGGAATACTGAGGCAATCAGTCGAAGGGAAGTGGGTTATAGTTAGCCAGTATGAGTCGAGTGAAGAAGCCAAAAAAGGGCACAATCAGTGGGTAAATCTTATGAAAGAGGAGCCCACATGTGAACTCAAAGATATAGATAATTGGAATCTACAAAGGGAAGAAAACGATGAGCCTATGTGAATATTGTGGCACAGACTTAGAAGCTGAAGAAGAGATGTTTAGCCAGGATAAACTATACACAGGGCACAGTTGTAACTATACCGAGTTCAATTTGATAGCTAAGAATATAAAACAGCTACTATGGGAACACGGAGTGCCGGCATACTTACCTGAAGAAATGGAGCCGATTAGCCAGGAACTTGCAGACCAGATTAAAGGGAGAGGTTAAAATGATAAAAACATTGAGTGAAGAGGCACAGGATGCTTGCGCTCCAAGTAAAGAGCAGGTAGAGGAATATCTTGCAGAGCCTGATGATGCCATAGCCGCATTACTTTCTTTGGAAGAAAAACAGTTAGTAGCAAAGTGTATTCTTTATGGAAGAAACATAGCCCAAGAGCAACTAAAGGATGCAGTAAGACAGGCTACTGAGCTGCCTAATCCCTTTGTTGGCTATGTTGATGTGGTGGAGAATATCCGTATGGCAAAAGAACAAGGTTTTGAGAGGTATAGGCAAGAACTCAGAATATTAGCAGGAGAGGGATAATGCAGAATTTAATACCTGAAATAGAAATAGGGAAGAAGTACCTGTGGCGAGGTGGGACAATGGAATTGCAATGTCCCTATTGTCAGTGTTGGTTCGGTTCTGATTACAATGGGCACGAAGAAATAGTTGAGATAGAAGGCACCCTTGAAGACTTAGGTCCTGGTTATTGTAGAAAATGCTTACGTATTCTTGGCGATTATCCTGGCTTTTACGTCTGCTCAACTAGTAAAGGTTACTCTGCACTCCCCTATACCCAACTAGAAGAACTATAGAGGCTATGAAGGCTTTGTTTAATCTTTTCTTTAAGGTCTAGCTTGATTTCCTCTTTTCTTTCTGGTGTCATCTTCCTATATGTGCGAGCAATTATCTCTAGCTCCTCATAGCGTTTGGTTCCTATTCTTTTCTTGAAAAAGTCAGCGTTAATACCAGGGAAGTCACCTAAGAAATTATGGCAGCCGTTACAAGCAGCTATGCAATTATCCTCTAGCCATCGTGTATTTAAGTAGCGCCTTCCAGCTACCCCGTGATGACAGTGATAGCCATACTGGGATTTAGGCGGTTGACCACAAAACTCACAAAGCCCACCAGCTTTTAACTTAATATACTGTGAGAATAAGACATCCAACTTGTCAATTCGTACTTTCATTATTTAGTCTCCTGCCCATGCTTGATACCGTGAACCATAGCATCCACAAATATCTTATGAAGCAATGACTCAAGCCATTTCCAGTGTGCTTCTGCTAATTCCTTTGCTTCTTCCTCAGTCATCATTTCCCTTCCTTCAGAGACCGCCATAGCTCTGAGTCTTCTGCGCAATAGAATAGGCATTTCACAATCATTTCACCATAGCCGCTATCAAAAATCTCAGCATCTTCTATCTGCAAGCAAGCAAAAAGTTCAGTTATTATCCTCTCCCTCTCAGCCTTCTCTATCTCTTCTACATCAAAGAGGGCTATGATTTGGTCAGCTATTAACTTGAGTGCCTGACAATTCTTTTTGTAGTAATACCAGTCGTGCCACCTCAAATCCTTGTCCTCTAAGTTTGGTGGAACATAGCACGCACCACAAAATTGGCACTCATACAGTTCTATCTTCCCCCTGTCAGGTCTACTCCTGGGCTGAGTAAATTCCTCTGTGTGTTCATGTCCTTTAATTATGTGTACACTGTGCTGTTTGGCTAATTGGGCTTTGGCTATAGCTAGAGAAAAGGTATTGCCTAATTCCTTTGATACATTGCAATTGTCAGTTTCTCTAAACCATTTCTCATAGCATATATCTATTTCCTCTGGTGTCAACAATTCCATTATTTACCCTCCTATAGGTCTAACTTCATAACTGATTGGCTACTGCATTGCGCTAGATTAAACCCCTCTACATCGTGCAAATCTGCTTAATACTACCACCAGTTATCCAGAAGTTTACAACAACTGTTTTTCCCTGTGGTGTTAGGTAGCGCAAATAATCATTCTCTATCTTCAAGTCTTCTTCACCACTTTTCTCTATCAAGAGCCAATTATTCTTCTCCGCAAATCTGGCAAGTTCTACAGCACTGGCTAATATCATTCTCCTCTCCTTTCAGCATATATTGCCTGATAAGGTTTCACTTCACTCTCCTGTAATTCTCCCCGTCAACACAGACTGACTCACCCTTTATCATCTCACAGAACCATATTACGGTAGGTCTGAGCAACATCATCCCACAAAACTTTTATTCCCTTGCCGGATGGACCCTGGCGCTGTTTCGCTATCAGTATTTCTGTTACCTTGCTATCGCTTCCCCGGTTATAGTAGCTTTCCCGGTAGATAAATAGAATTATATCTGCATCCTGTTCTACATTACCCGAATCCCTCAAATCATGCAGTTGAGGACGCTTCTCGTCCCTTACTTCAAGTGCGCGGTTAAGTTGGTGGGCACACAGCACTGGAATGTCAAGTGTCATAGCCATCTGCTTCAGGTTTCTTGTGATATAACCTATGCGGTCATTATTATTATTGCCAAACCTATCGTTGAGTATCCCCAAGTAATCAACTACCACAAGAGCCAGTCCATGTCTTGCGTGCAGTTCAAATGCAGCCTGATATACGTTTGCTGTGGTAAGTTGGTAGGTCCTAGTAATGTCCATGTGATATATATTCAATTCTGAAATGTAAGGGATCGCCTTATCAATTATATTCTGATAAACTCCCTCTTCATAGCCACCTTGCCTGACCTGTCCTACTGGTATGCCTATCACACCGGCCACGTCCCTGTCACTCAAACCCTCAACATTCATTTCAGCACTACAGAAGAGGACATTATGTTGTCGTCCTATATGGTTGGATATACACTCTAGCAGGCTTGTCTTGCCTACGCCTGGTCTAGCCCCCACGATTATAAGGTCTCCAGGGAATAGTCCACTGCCTAGCTTTGTATCTAAATCAATAAGTCCCGTGCTTACAGCTACGCCTTTATCCTTAGTATACAGGTCGGTATATCTGTCCATCAGGATACTACTTCTACCTTCAGGCGTTATAATGTGGCTTGACCCAGATGAGCGTCTTAACTCAAGTAGCAACTTATCAGCTTTAGCCAGAGCTTCTGTAATGTTCCCCTGCGAATCGTAGCCTATGGCTGCTATACGTTCCGAAACTACAATCATCCGTCTTAATATAGATAACCGCTTCACTATCTCAGCGTAGTGATGGCAGTCCATACTGGTAGGAGTGATTGATATAAGGTGAGATAATATAGCAGCACCGCCAGCAGCCTCCAGCTTATCAGATTCATCAAGCTCCTGAGCCACTGTAATCTGGTTTATTCCGAGAGCCTTCTCTTTTAATTGTAGCATAGCGCCGAATATCTGATTGTAATCTTCGTGGTAAAAGTCGTCAGACATCAAGCCTATAGACTTTATAAGGTCTCCATCAATCAGGATAGACCCTAATACAGCCTCCTCAGCATCCAGATTGTGTGGTGGTAATTTAGCTTCAGCTAAAGTCATACTTCTGTGTCCTTTGAGCAGGCTTGGTTTCGTTGAGAGTAACTCCGTCTTGCTTCCAGTGCTCCAGTATTCTGCCAATATAACTCATGGGAGACCGAGCGTTATTCTTAACAGCCTGGTCAACTGCCTTCTCAAACCACCCTTCAGGGTAGTTGGCAGCAAAGTCTTTCAGTTTTTCAAAATCAGTAGGAGTGAGTGTCCTACCAGTACACTGCTCATAATAGCTTATCATTCCAGCTAGCTTGAGGTCGTCAGTCTTGCCCACCTCTTTAAGAGGGGCTTCGCCCCTCTTAGGCTGTGTATCGTTAATGTTTATAAATAGTTCTAAGTCGTGTTCCCTAAGATTATACTCCATGAACTCATCCACAACGTCTTTCTGCTTAATCTCAGAGAGACAATTTACTGCCGCGGTCAGAAATGTAGGAGAGTTGCATTGCTCATAGAAAAACTCTTTAACCCACATGAGGTCTATATCCGGCCACCACTTGACATTCTTTTCCATTAACTTTAATAGTTGTGGTAGCTCGTCTATGTCTATCTTGGTTTCAAAACTTATGGTCTGGAGGCTTATCTTGTATAGCCCAGCCTGATTACAGTGGCTATTGCTGAAAAGATACTTATAGAGGTGGATACCATCTTTAGGTAACTTCTGGACCCAAGGATGGCAGTAATAACCTGTATCCTCTAGCCTTTTAGTAGTCCCCCTTGTGCGCCTTTGCTTTAACTCTGGCACCTAAAGCCTCCTGAAACTTATTACCATCCTATTACCCAATTCCAAGGATTTACGTCTTTTGGTAAATGGTTCAAGCGAAGGAATAGTTCGATAAATTCTTCTATGGAGTAACCACCTTCTGCCTTGGCATCCGCTTCAGATATAGCTCGCAAGCGTTCAACTCGCAATAGAGTTATTATCCTTTCTATTCGGGAAGCCCATCGAGGCATGTGGATTGAAGGTCTCCACTTACCTTGTTCAAAGAAGGCATGGATTTCGTGAGTGAAAGAGCCGTCTTTATAATGAATATCTAGAAACTGATTGAGCAGAGACGGTGGTATATCATTCCATTCCTTAGTAACACTCCAAGTCTCCATCACCCACAACCTATCGCCTACTTGACCATAAGGACATTTGATGTCGACTGGTTGCATATCTGCCTTGCATAATCTTAACCAGCCGTTCCTAACATTCTTTCCTTGTTCCCCATACCACAATTTCCAATCATCAGGACATTCATTTATCTTTTCCAGCCCCCTAGTCCGCCTGGTCATGGTCTTAAGGTCATCAAGTATCAGCTTCGGGTGATTGCCTGAGCATATTATTCCTGTCTCTTTCATCTTGGCACCTCCTGCCTTATTCTCCAATCGCCATCATTACCACACTTAAAAAATGGCTCTTCACCATCAGGTAGAAAGAGATTGTCCTTCAGAAACACAGCCACACCAGCCTTATCACAGGCTTCAACTATCTCTTGAACATCTGCAATTGCTGGCGGTCGGTATGGCTTTGTCTGTGCTCCGATGATTACCCAATTGATACCGCAATCTATTAGGTCATCCTTACGTAACTCTATTTTGCCTTGTAATGGTTCAAATGATATGAACTTCACACTAGCTTCTATCTCAGCTAATCCTATATAACAAGCCCGCCCCAGATATTCTTTATTGGTTACACTCACACCCACCCAACAATTCTGAGGAAACGGACTCCATTTCGGTAGGTTCTGAGGTTGCTTGGTGAGTAAATAGAAGCGGTGCTGTGGGCAATTATCAATGTGCCACAATACAGATTGAGTCCAGTATTCGGGTATACCTATTCCAAATAAATCGCTCATATCACACGGAAATATCCCTCTCGGTTTTTGGTCAGGAGATACCTGTGTTAGCCTATCTTCCCAGAAGCGGGGATAGAAGGGGTCTTTTATAACTCTATCCCATAATGGACTTTGTGAGTCGCGTAACTGACCATCAATATCAGCAACCTTTGGATTAAGTAGATACCTTTCCTTCAGTCTGGTATTAGCCAGCTTCCTAGCGTAACAGTATTCACAGCCATTCAAACAACCAGTTATCGGATTCCAGGTGTAGCCTTGTGTTCCATCAGGATTTTTAACCCATTCTATTTTTGTTCTGTTCATTTCCTCCCCCTTGTTGTCATTGAAGTGTTAAACAGTTTCCAGCGTCTTCCGAGGGCCAATATAATCTGAGAAAGTAGCATGGATACCTCTTTCTCTCTGCTTATACTCCACTCTCTCAGTAACGCAAGGTTCACAAAAAAGCTGGATAAAGCCATCAGGTCTTGTGGCTTTTGTTACCTTACCTTCACCCAACTTGACGTATTTCCCACAACCAAAACATTTGGCGCTCATTTACTTCCCTCCTTAACTCTTGATTCGCACTACTACTGTTATGTAGACTTAACTTCAACTAGGGTCACAACCAGCACATCAAAAAGATGTCCTATCAACATCCCATCCTCAACTTTGATTTTGCCATCTAACCTCGAATTGCAATTTGGGCAAGAACCGTAGAAGTTCACAAATTTCAGTTGATTCGCATAAGGTTCTTCCAGAGTCGCTGCTGCCTCTCGTCTCTCAGCCTGACTCTTCCAGACCGTGTGCTCTTTATCTTTTGGAAATTTAGGGAAGACCAACATTCTTTCACGAAACTTCTTTTGGCCACCAATGCTCTCTTCCTGATTCGTAAACCAATCATTTGGTAAGGGGGTATAGTTATCCATCTGACAAGCTAGGTCTTTTGTCTGCAAATTAAGCCTTACCCACTGTTCGCATTTCGGGCATGACTGATATACACTTACCTCATCAAACATTCCCATTTTTGCTTCCTCCTTTTGGTTCGCCTATGGAAGTCATGTTCTATTTCACCCCCAAGTCTATATCCTCAAACCTAAAGTAATTATCCTTATAACCCCCTCATTTGCATTATTAAGTCTGCGATTAATAGACCAAGGGTAATAGCCATAATAACAGCCATCACAATGAAACCTATATAGAGTCTACGGACAACATTGTTCATTTCTCCTCCATCTTATTCTTCAGGGCTTGCCAGAAACCGGATACCAATGATGGGCTGAATCTTAAACTATTTACAAGTTCATCCCCAGCCTCAATCCATTGCCTATCACTGTCTTTAGCTTGGGCTTCACAGAGTCTTGGCCTATCAGTGGTATAACCCTCTACAGGGAACTCGATGAATTTGGATTGTTCCTCATCACTGATTATCTTGCTCATACCTTAATCTCCTCCGCGAAAGCCCGTCTTTAATTACCTTTGAAAATTCCACTCTCTGCTCGGCGGTAAGTTTAGCCACCACCTCAAGTAGACCCTCCTTGCCTTCGGCAGTAATGTGATAGGTGTCCTTGATATACTTCAGCGCATCAAGGTGTAGTAAATTGATTGACTCAATGAGCCACGTTCTATCAATCTGCCCTGCTACTGTCACCTCTTCTGGAGCGGTATCAGGGCTAGTTTTCGATTCTGTGGCTTCTGTTGTTGGTTCAATAGCCTCTTCTTCGTTGACTACGCCCTCCTCGATTATCTCACCTGTCTGAGGATGTCCCAAGTCTCCCCACAAATCATCTACGTCTTTTTCAATCTGAGCATCATAAATACCTTCCAAGTCTGGAGTTTCAATCATAAACATCTTAGATTGTTCCCTAGCTTGGTCAGCTAGTTGTGCCATTGTTACCTCTGTTCGTAAGTTGAGGACATAGACAGTCTGCTTCTTACCATCTTCAGGATTGTTTACCTGAATAGGCTCAAAGGTTAGCTTCAACGGAATCAAGGATATTCGCCCAAAAGTTCTCTTAATAATCTTGGCACAGGAGTTGATGTTAAGGATAGAGTTCTTCGAGCCAGTATCTATTTGCCATACACCGAGCCCCGGCACTTCGGGTATAATAAACTTTAGGTTCATTACTTCGTGGCATTTCTTAGCTTGGTAATCTTCGCAGTCCTTACCAGCACAGACTATTTCCTTCAAGCCAACTGTGCTTGAGACATTCGCTTTTGGCAGTTCGCCTGTTTTGGAATCAGCCATCCGTAGAGCTATTTCACCATCACCCTTACACACAAGGCCATAGGTTTGATTGTAGGCTTTGTAATACTGAGTAGCCCATTCTTCCGCATCCTCAACAGGGATAAGGATTCGCAGTTCCTTTGGCTTGTCGCCAAATAACGCTACTATCTTCTCATAGTCGGAGTGGTCTTTGGGCAAGACGAAATGGTCAGTCTTCATAGGGTATCCCTTTTCAGGATGTCTCACGCCTAAGTGGATTTTACCGAGACGAGGAAGCCTGACTGATTCACTTAAATCTTTAATTGGCATTTTTTTATCCCTCCTTAGCAAATATGTGCCATGCTACTGGCAACTCTGGGACTTCACAGTATTCAATACATTCCATGACATATACTTTCTTGCCGATATTATGGCGAATTCTACCCAGTCTCCGGGCTTCATCATGTGCTTCCTCTGGACTGAAGTGCTTGCGTGTTCCAGGTGTTGTATCTTCTACCCAGCATGTCCAAAATTTATCCATTTTAACCTCCTATCTAATATAATAAGCATAGCTGGTGTTATCTTCCCCTTGCCTCCGCCAGTCCGTTTAGATGCCCACTTTCAAAGGCATATTGGACAATCTCTATGATGTAGTTCTCAGCGATTGCAAGGGAAGTTGGATTACAGTGGTCTTGCTCACCCTTCCAGTCATCAATAATCTTCTGAGCATCTTCAGGAGTTAGGTGTTCTGTATTCGGCATCAGTTTACCTCCTTTTACCTAGCCTAGCCATTCTTCTGAGGTGAACAGCTTTAGGCCTCTGCTCTCCACGCTCCCATCTGGATACTGTGTCTTTACATACATCCATAAGTTTGGCAAATTCCTCTTGGTCTAGCATGAGCTTTTTCCTTAGCTTTCTTATATAATTATCTTTAGCCATATATCACTCTCTACTTCATTGCCCCATATAGCACTGTTGTATCGAATTTCTCTAGTAGAGTGTGGGGGACAGCTATATAATAGCCAAGGTTTCCCTTCACATTCAATTGATACCAACTCTTGGGGGCAGGATAAATACCAGCACAGTTGCAGCAGTGGAAATTTCCGAAGATGGAGGCCACCCCTCGTATTTCAGCAACCATTATATCTGCCACATGTCTGGAGGAGTTGTGCTTGTACCCACAGTGAGGACATTGATGCTTGGTTGGGCGTCTGTGGTACAGTACGCTTTCCCCCACCTCGAATCTCACCTTCTTCCCCATTCTCCTCTCCTTTCAGCATATATTGCCTGATACTTCTTCACTCCTCATACGTCTATTATACACCTATTACACGTCTTGTCTATAGGTATTTTCGCCTACTCTTTATAAATAAAAAAACCCTTATCTCTAAGGGATTGTGTTAGTCCACCTATTAAAGTAGCTCCTTACTTATCTGGTGGCTTCTCACGGTAGGCTATGTTATATTTCCCACAGTAGTTTAGTCTTCTGTGGTTCTCCAGTTTCTAAGTCAATTCCTCGCTGGAAACAAAAAGCCTGGTAATCAATCATCACCATAGATTTCTCGATAAACTTGAGTAACTTCCCGGGTGGCTCAATATCCTTACAGGTATAGAAATTTATACTAACCCAACTAAATTCGGGATAGGTATGGACAGTTATATTGCTTTCACCTAAGAATACAATACCGGAAAGTCCTGAATCTTTAAGAGGCGGTTTTAGAGGATAAGAAGTCTGGTAGGCTTGAGGTTCACCAAAGACAGTCATCCCTGCTTCCTCAGCAGCAAGTAGAAGCCATTGCTTTAGAGACTCCACATCCTTGAGGAGATGCGTGTTAAGTGCTCTTCCATCAATAAGGAGCTCCATTTGTCGCTCTCCTTACTGCTCATCTTAGCCTCCATCAGTCGAATAATCTATCTATCAGAGCCCAGACAATTATTGCTCCTAAAACAATTCTTATCAACCATTTACTTTGAGCAATATCCCTTTTCACATGGGTAAAATCATTGTTTACAAACTGCTTGAACATCTCGATAGTTACGTACTTGGATTTCCAGTTCCTGCCTTTTCTCTGCACGGTCAGCCTCCAAATCTTGTTTCATTTACTCTCCTCTACCCAAATCATTTGGTTAGTTACTTGAATATCAGTAGCCTCCTCGTTGTCTATCTTTATTAAATAGTTAGTATTTGGGTTGAGGATTATCTCCACACCAACCTCATCTGAAACAGACATACCCCTCGCCGTAGTAGCAGGAAAATGGGTTTCTATGATTAGTGTTCCATTATCAGCGATAACTTGCCCACTTGTTTCAGTTGAGCCCCCATAAAATTTAGCATCACTCACACTCTTTTTTACCCTATTTGTGCAAAAGGGGAAAAGCTCATTGCCATTTGTTGTTACTGTTGTTCCCTCATAGATATACCCGTGAGCCTTTCCACTAACGGCTCCCTTTATCGTCTGCATGTGGAGTTCCTTAGCACCTACTCTAACTAGAACATCATAGGATTCGGCAGTGTCAAGGTCATCAATAGAACCTGTCAGAATAAAAATGTGCCCCTGATGCCCCTCGTCATAGATATGGCTATCTGTAATTAGATTGCCATGCTTACCTAGCATTACAGGGCTTGCTTTGCTACGCTTATCTTCCCATACTATCTTATACGCCATTATTCCTCTATTAGTTTAGTAATTACTTCAAGCTCCTGTAGTTCCTTTTGAACCTCATTATCATCAACCTCTTTAGTTGATGAGTCCTCAGTGTGTTTGTGTATCTTAGCTAATATGAAAAGGGATTTCTCGTCTTGGGTTTGTATTTCACCCAAGAGAGTCTTTATATCACCGAGTAAACTTTCCATCTTCACATTTCTACCTCCTATAATAAACCATTCGTCCCCATCACTTACTATTGTGACATATTGATATTGTAACCCCAATTCAATTGTTTTCTCGCCATCTATTGTCTCAGTCCCATTAGCTTTTACTGTCACTTTATGGCTAGAAGTGTCAACCTTCTTAATCGTATAGACTCTATTTGTGTGAGACGCAGCAGGAGGTAATTTTGCATTAATATCACCACCGATAGCGTCAATTAAAACAAGGTAATTGTCTGCCGATAAGGTCAGGCTTACTGTGTATTCGTTAAGAGTAAAGTCTATATCCTCAGCAACGACAGTTAGGCCAGCAAGGCTTATCTCATCAGCACCGCCGTCTTCATGCCTTGCTGAGTGGTCAGCAAGTTCTATAGGTGTAACTTCTTCATCAAAATGACGTTTCACACTGGAGTCCCCTCTACATACCGCTTCACTCCAGAAGCATCGAAAAGCTGTATCATGGTAGCTTTCACAGCGATTGACCCTGGTGTTCCCGTAGTAACAAGCGAAGGCCCACCAGTAATAAAACTAATCCTATTCCCATAACTTGTGCCTTGCGAATTTGTGGCATAAGCCCGTGCATAATATATTGTGAGATTAGTAAGGCTAGCTATATTTGATGTGAAATTACCAACCGCCCCAGTACCCTCATCTGTAGAACTATCATCTACAATATTCGGTCTGTCTGCAGCATCAACAGTTCCATAAGCTATTCCATGAGCAGTTACATCACTGCTCCCCAAATTTAGTATATAGCCATTACCAATTGCAGTTGTGGAGGCTACAGCACTCATCGCCCTGATTTGTACGATAGGAACATCTGTTGCCTCTTCGTATGTGTAAATATAGGCTGTATCAAGCCCTGATTCCGAAGCTCCCGCCCATCCACCCCCTACTGTGTAGTATGCTGCCCACTCGGAAGCCTTAACACTAGAAGAATTTCTGTGAATCTGTATGCCAGCACTACCCGCATACGGCCATGATATACCAATGAAATACGAACCATTGAGACCGCCTGATGGTGTGGCGAATGTTACTTCCCTGAAAACGGCTGACGTGCTTAAACCTGATGCGCTGCCCCAGAGTTGACTTGTAATTAAAGACTTATCACTCCATAGGCGAATTTCAAAAGTAATATTAGCTGTAGGACTGCCAAACTTAGATAAGAACAATCCGAGACGAGCAATATTCCTATTAGTTACAGTCAGCCTTTGTCCAGCTCTCTTCACTCCAGCAGCAGCGCTAGAGTAGAAAGCATTATAAGTTAGTTGTTCTTCTAAAAGCATTTTAGTCCACCACTGGTATAATTAGTTCCTCAGTCACATGAAGTTTGGCAACTACTTCTGGGAAAGTAACCTCTCTGATTTCTACTCTTGTTTGCCGTTCTAAGGCTTTTATTTGCCTATCTACATAGTCCACCACGGCGCGTAGGTCGGCATAAGTTGGTGTACCAGTTCCTGATAAGGCGAGTCCACCTACTCCCCCAGCTTGTTCCAAGCTCCCAAAACTGAACTCTAAACCAAACCTGGTAGGTTCTCTGCGATAATAAGAATACCACCTGTTTAAGTATCCTATATTACCAGCCCTGGTATCACCAACCCTGGAATCGGTTATCAAAACATAGTCCATTACCTCTTGCCCGCAGTTCATTGGGGCAAGACCATAACCTTTCTCAGAACCTATCTGGATATGTTGAAGCATAGCTGTGGCTATCGCCGTACATTGGGCATTACTGGTAGCCCGTATGTACACTGGCTCCCCTGTTATATAACGGCCTAAAGCGTCATAAGAATCAGTATCTACAGCACTACCGGTATATTGAACTGCATGGTCAGGATGTGAGCTTACTACTATCTTGTTGGGGATTACTAACCGTTTCCTGACACTCTTATCGAAGAAGTTATGATATGTAAGAGCATCCCTATATTCAGAATCATAAGTCGAACCACTTATTGTAGGGTTAAAGACATGGATCACGCCGTCATGTCTTACTTTAGCTTTGCATTTTGTAAACTTAAGAGCCCTCCTGAAAGCCGAAAGTCTACTCTCACCAGCCCTGATTTGGAAGTAATCAGCCGGCATGTACGAATCAATGAGGTCATCTTCGCTGTCAAACGTTATCGTGTGCGATAAGGCAGTATTGAAACAAGTTAGTGTGGCTTCCGCTATGGCCGTTAGAATAGTCTTGATTGTATCGGTATTGGTATCATCAGGGGAATAATCTTCGGAGGCCTTCTCTTCGTCCATCATGTCAAAGATACCAGCCAATCCAAAGGAGGTTACTATCTGCCCTTGTCTTGAGTCGGTTGTCTGCGCAATAACCTCAAGGGGAGCACAGGCAGAATATTCATCGCCTCCTGAAGTCTTATAACCCCAAGAGATGGTTCCTAAATAACCCTGCAATGACAGGGCAGCAAGAGTAGCATTGGGGTCGTTTACTGTAACGTGAGCAGTTTGGCTCCACTCTGATTCGGAATGTGATATGTATAGAATGCGGTCGGTTGTATCTAAACCATACGTCTTAGTAGCCTGTGTTGCCTTAGTAAGAACCAGTTTTACTAAGGCTGGCCCCATTACTTTTTGTTTTGCTTCTAAAGTTGCCGATAACGCTCTCATCATACCCTCGGTACAGAAGGTTTAGGTGAGACGAGCCTCTCTAAACTTAATTCGGTTTCCCTCAACATATCTTGTGCCCATCTCTGTGACCTTTCCCATGCACCAGGACCGCCTTCATTTATCTCATCGATATATGTTATGTCATTGCTCAAGACAGCCCGGGCAGCAACCCTCTGGCAAAGTATCTCTTCCAACTGTGGGGAGAGAGTAGATTTTATGAATGTTATCGCCTTACTACTAGCAAGGTCAGCCTCTAAAGGAGGGTAAATAGTAAGGGTAGCAGTATTACCTGATGTTGTCACTTCGGCAGTAACTATATACAGTGACCGATGATCTTCAAGATGGAACTCCTCGCCGATTTCTATAATCTCAGTTGAACCCATACCGGTTATAGCAATTGAGGTGTCACCTTCGGATTCAGTGGCAGATAGTGTTCCCTCCCAATCCGTTAGCTGTGATAAAACATGAGGCACAGCAAATCGCACAAGAACATCTACTGGGTTAAGTTTACTCAAGGTAGAATCGCTATCAAGTATGGCGGAATCTTCCATATCAAGTTCAAGAACATCACCATAAACCTTAAAGTTCCTCTCCTTACCACGGTACTCAACCGAATCAACCCACAAATAGAAAGGCACATCACCTATATAGATTTGCCTCTTGTTTCGACACCGTTTGTTGTATATCTCGTACTTCTCATTGGCATCCATAATATCGCGGCTTAAAGACAGTACGGAGGAACTATCCTTGGCTGTAACCACCGCCCACGTATCGTCAGTAGTATTGTGAACGACTTTTTCCTTAGTGTCATCGCCAGCTATGAATTGACTCTTCACAGAGTCTGTTAATGTATCCGAGGCTCCTGTGGCATCCGTTCCTCTCCTGGATTCTATCTGAAAGATCACTTCTATTATATGCGGGACTCGACCGGAGATTCTTTTCAGTTCATCCTCAATCCAGTATCCCAACTCCGTAGTATCGTAGGTAGCATTACCCGTATCTTGAAGTAACTGCTCGGCCCTGTCCTGAATGTCCGCGTAGCTTAACATTATACTCCCCCTACAAAGCTGAACTGGAATCGTGATGGTACAATCTTAGACTCGGTGTTGCAACGAGGGCATCTGGCCCGATGTCTTTGTTCCTTAGCCTTGCTAATCTCAAATTTCTTCAAGCATTGCGGGCAATAATATTCATAGATAGGAATTGCCATCACCTCCTGTCATTAGCTTCCAGAGAAAAGTTGCCAAAGTAATAACACCAATGACCATATAGAATGCTACCCAGCCTATTGTAGTAACTGGTTCAATCATCTGCTCCTCCTGACTTCAGTTCTCTCTAACCTCTTACATTCTTTACCTTCATCGTGCCCACAAAGTTCTAGTTCTACAAAGCCTATCTCCTCATTACTTTGTCCCTCATTTATGTTGGAGGCTTTAGCAGAGATTCTTTTAGCATAAGTTTTGAGTAAGCGAGCATCAGATTCGTTTTCAAAGGCCAAATCAATTTTTACTCTATATTTCACAGATACCTCGAAGCTGTAGTATTTTTGACGTGGGTTCTTTCTCCTGTAGAGAGAACTCTATTGAAAAGCCAAACCTCGCCTATCAAGTCATCCCACGTTGAAGCACCATCGAACTCATTTCCTACAGTTACGCTACTTGTGCTGTCATCATCAGCCACACCATCACCATTAGTGGTTGTTTGATATCCTGCTTCAACTAAATCAACATATATATGTATCCCTGTAGCATCCGTAATAACCCCATCCCAGGTAGCCTCTACAAAATGGAACGCCCCGTAAGATAGCGTACCGTCATCGGCTCTCCTAAAAACTTCTGATGGAGCACCATCGTCAGTTCTAAAAAAATCAAGAATCCCACTTGCTCCAGTTCTGAGTATCCATCCAGTACTTCTAGCGGCATTGGCTGTTTTTGTTAGTATTATACCCCTGTTAGTTTCACCCGCAGAGGCACCATTAACCCAAGCCAGTATTGTCATTGTAGTGAGATTGTTCAATGAAGCTACTGGTGGTATGATTATTCTATCATCAATTTTATCAAAAAACCTACCATAAGATTTCCACAAAGCACCAGTGACAGTGCATGAATGGTGGTACTGGTCATAGGAAAGGATAGGGCTACCCTGCATATCTTCTTGCCATAACGGAAGATAAAGGACACAACCTTCCATATTAAATGGGAAGATATTACGACTCCAAATATCGTAGCTCGATAGTGCTTTTTTAAGACTAACCATCTGCCTTCTCCATCTCGATGTATCTTAGAAAGTTCCTGTCTCTGTAAAGTCCGTGGTCTCCACAAGAAGTTCTCGGCTCAAGCCAGTACGCCCCACTAGGATGTCCTGCGGGTCGTGGTTCCCAGCGTCCGTAGATTGTCTCCTCAACTAGCTCCTCTACTAACCAATACAATATGTAACGGGGAACTCCATCATGCTCCGACTCGTCTATGAGTATTTTCCATGCTGCATCATATAGTGCATTTCTTACAGGAGAAAGGTTGAAGAACTGCTTGAACTTTGCCCACTTCTCAAGAAGGATATGTGAGTTTGCCTCCTGAACATTCTCGTGTGTTGGTTCAGGTAGAAACTTAGCAAAGACAAAGATAGCTGCCATGAATATGGCCTTCTGTGTAATCACAGCAGCACGATTATCACGCAACATCCAACGGGTAATGAACACTATCTCGCCTTCCAATCTGGGTCATCAGAAAGTATCTGTAGTTGGAATCTTGGTTCTGACCCCGCTGCTATATCTTGTGCACCCCTTGCTATTGCCTGTACCCAGAACTTGCCATGAGGTGCTGTGTACGCCTTCCCAATATTATTTACCTCTGACAACTGCATAGTATCATGGTCATCAAAAGCAAAAAACGCTATCTCAGTAACGAAATCAAGTGTATCAAAGTCTGCTGGAGAGTATTTGTCGTGGTCAGCTACCTGAGTAATCCTTTCCTTAAATATTAGGAGGTCAGTTTGTAGACCTTCATCATCCAAGTCCCAGAATGTAGCACTCAAAATAACGCCAGACTTGGGTACTTTGACTTCTGTGAGAATACCCATACAGTCCAGTGCTGTGTAAGCAGACCCAGTTGCAATACCTTGGATTGCAACTGGACGGACTGGGCAGGATACAGTCTTAGTGGCTACCTTGACAGAGTTCTTTATCTTGATTCCGCTAAGTAGGGTTTGAATGAGGGGTAGTGCGTTGCCATCCTCATCAGAGAGGATGAATTTACCAACTACTTTGTCTATTTGGTTCTGGAGAGTTACCTTAAGGCTGTCGTTTAGCGATTCGGTAATCTCAACGCCTCGCCTGGTTACGAGGCGAATCTTGCCTAAAATGGAACTTCCGAACTTCCCACCGATAATATAGACATTCGTACCAGAAATCGGTCTCTTTTTCTCACCCATGTTTTCCTCCTTACTTATCTGACGGGTTTAGCCTGCCTTGAAGATTGAGTGTCGGGTACAGCCATCTTGTTTCAGGCAGGGATTCTATCTTTTTCAGGAGTATTCCCGTCTTATTCTATTGTGGGGGGAGAGTTTAATACTCCCCCCCCCTTTTTTAAGACCTTTGTAGTCCTAACTCAACCGTCAGGTCTTCACCAGCATAGATGTTTGCTATCTGGTCTCGATTGAGCTTGAGTATGGAATCTGCCTCGATTGTATCGGCGGGGATGGCAAACCATGTGTCGTCTGCCTGGCCATCTATTAGTGCCGGCTTGTCATCGAAGATACTCACACCATCATCAGTTATATCAATCCTTAACGGACGAGTACCTTTAACTGGCCTTCGGAGACTTATATGAACCCATTGGGGAACATAGTTAAAGTCCATGACAAAAGTTCCCCCTATCTCCCGTTGGATGGCACTCTGCTCACCAGGTATGTACCAGCGCACAATTCTGTCCACAGTTCACCCCCTTAATACAGGTCGTCTTCAGTTACTTCGGCCCATTGCATGTAACAGGTGGTTGCACTATCGGTATCGGCACTGTTCACATGCACCAACATAGCTGCGCCGCTGGTCATTATGTGAGGTGCCCCTTCCTTCAGGAATCTGAATGTATGAACGTTGGAAGGGCCTTCACCCATTGCTACCAGACCACTTGTTAGTACGTTAGTAATAACATGTCCTCGATGATATGACACATAGTCCGCAGCGACTAACGCCGAAGATGTAAGAGCAGAGAGCGTAGTAGCTTTCTGTTCTGCCTTTTTAGGGTTGGTCTGATACAGACAATGCTTACTAGTTAGAGCCGTACCAGGGGTAAGAACTAACGTGGTGGCGCACAGTCCTGCTGGTTTGGTGAACATGAGTTGGAAGGTGGTAAGCTGCCCACCATCGTCAGTTATACATATCTTCAGCAAGATTGGAATTATTAGCAGGTCAGTCCCTGCTGGAGCTTGCAAGCTGTAAGCCACATTCACATCGTCTACCGCGCCCTCGCAAGTAATGGCTGAGTCCTCAAGGCCATACCCTGCCTCAAAGACCTTACCCTCCATTACCCACCTCCACAGATTGGGACTCGTGATTACGTCCCTAGCTTTGGTTACTCGTGCAACTTCAGGTACATTGTTTCTGTCTTTGAAACTCATTTATCTTCTCCTTTTTTATTAGTGTAGATCGTCTTCAGTTACTTCGGCCCACTGCATGTAGGCTATGAAGGAAGTATCACCGCCAGCATTGTAACCGTAAAAAAGCATGGCTGCTCCGCTAGTCATGATGTGGGGTGCTCCATCCTCCAAGAAGTTGAATACATGAGTGTTGGATGGGCCACTACCCATTGAAGGTAAGAGGGTAGTCAGCGTGTTATCCGCTAGAACTCCCCGATGATAGGACACAAAGTCAGCGGCAGCACTGGCGAAGGACGACACAGTAACCGTAGATAGTGTAGTAGCTTGCTGTGCAGTCTGTGCTGGGTTGGTTCTATACACGCAATGCTTACTGGTCAGGGCAGTACCCGATAGGGTTAAGGCTGTGGCGCACAGTCCTGCTGGTTTGGTGAACATTAACTGGAAGAACGCAACAGCACCGCCCTCACTGACTATACCCAGTTTCAGAAGTAACGGTATCACCAACAGACTTGAGGATGCCGGGGCTTGTAGGCTGAAGGTGGCTGTCGTATCATCTACGGTAGCCGAACCCTCTCCATCAACCGCAGAGTCTTCAAGTCCGTAACCAGCCTCGAATATCTTCCCTTCCATCAACCACCTATACAGGTTAGGAGTGGTGATTACATCTCTTTCTCCTGTTAGCCCTCCAGCATCAATGACATTGTTTCTATCCTTGAAATCTGGCATATTCTTGTTCCTCCTTATAAAACGATATATTCGTCCTGCCACCCATCTACACGGTCTATATAGACAGTATCGGCACCCGCATCCCTGTTAGCCACACCTGTGATAATGCACAACATCGTCCCTGAAGTAAGGGCAGTAGGCATAAAGCCGATTCTTTTCCCATCCAGGAAGAATACCGCATCACCATCGGGGTTAAGTTCCACCCTGAGTATGTGGATAGCACCATCTTCCCAATCCACCGCACTGTCTATGGCTGTTTCAAGCGTGGTGCCGTTCACACCTACAGCGACAATACTATTGATACCATTGACCGAATCATCAAAATCACAGATGAATCCTACAGCGTTGTCTGCAGCAGCAGCCAAAGTACCATCAGCATAGTCAATAGGCATATCAGGAGTTCCTTCCAATGTCGCATCACTGAATCCGAAGTATAAAGCCACGCCAGAAACATCAGTAGAAAGTATCCTTGCTTCACAGATGGCTTTCATGTCATCTTCCCACGCAAGAGGCGTGGCCAGGAAACAGGACTCATTATCCTGCCCGGCGGAAGTAGTTATGAGAGCCCATCCCCCAGGATATGCGTGGTTCACGGCGATAGTGGCATTGGTGACGGTTGCCAGCCAGTTGTCCGCGGAGAGAGTGTCGCCAATGAAATGGTCCTGGAAATGAACCATCTCACGGTGCATAGGGCCTTTTACATTTTGTACGTGCTTTGAATCACCAATGAATTGTAAATAACGCCCTATTTTTGCTCGTTGTCCAAACATATTTTTTCCTCCTATTCTTTTTTGACGCTAAAGGAGAGTGTTTTAATCACCTACGTCATTACTTCCCTAGGGTGAACGAATCTCAATCGCTCACCGTTATCTGCCTGCCGTTTATGTATCTCATCCATACGGTCTATCCAGAGTTCACGCCGTTTGCCAGTAATGGCTTTAGAATCCCTAATCCCCACCGTTGAATAAGTGCGTCTCATAATCACACCACAACAAGTAGGAGGTGACTCTGCACTTGGGCCGACCTCTTTACATCTCTCGCACGACTCGCACAGATATTCGTAAATTGGCATATTACGCTTTCCTGGTAAAGAAGCAGATGCCAAAGGTGTCTCTGACCTCCAGGACACCCCAAAGAGCCTCATGCTGGAATCTAACCTGATGTAGCTCTTCAAAATCTTTTGTCCAGGGACTCTCTATCTGAAGAGCACTGGCAATGGCCGACCTGTGTACCATCGCTGCATAGGCACCTGTAGTCGCTGCCGTCAGGTTATTGGTTACTCGAACATTGCAACCATAGATAGGTGTTTTCCCAATCTGCCCATTATTAACGGCTCCAATAGCGACATACTGTGCAGCAACGAACTTATCGTATTTCAGCATGTCAGTTAGACCGGATGGGTCAAAAATCAAGAACAAATCGTTGTCCATTGGAATATCTGCCTCAAGCAGTATCTCCTTGAGCTCAAGCAAAAGGTCATCAGTTATCTCATCTCCGTCAACACCCTTTACACCAATCGAAGTATTAAGGCTGGAGTACAGGGCACAAACAGTAGAATCAACCTTCCGTCTAATGGACTCAGCTGCCTTTCCCCGAGCCTTAGTAGCCCAGTTTGTCTGAGACTGCTTGACTGTCATGGTATCCACATCTATTGGGGCTTCAAACCACTGGTCCATGATGAGTTGGAGTTTACTGCCTGTAGCTATATCCAGACTGGCAGCCTTAGTTCCTACGACCACTTCGGTAGCGTCTACATTGTTGATAAGACCGATGTTCACAGTGTCACCCTTTACCAAGTCCTTCTGCCAGCTATGGTCGGTTGCATCCCAGGCAACCAGTTCCTTCTCAGCTTCATCTATAGTTTGCTGACTCCATATTTCAGGCACATGACCTGCGGTATCAGCCCCAGTTGGGGTTCTTCCACTTAATGTCATATATTACCTCACTACTTTATTCGAGGCTGACCTGGTTCAGCTTGAGCTTTCAGGATGTCTTCCTTATTTTTGTCCCAATAGTCTCGCTTAGCTATGTCAGCTCTCGTATGAATTAACCCACCACCCCCATCAGTTTTACCAGAATAGGTCTTGGGTGACACTTTTGCCTTGGTACTAAACAATATCTCAGCGATAGTGCCTACCTGCTCCTCAGTCGGATTCTCAAAAACACCGATTGCCTTTTTCAACCTGCCAGAATCGCCATCCTCATATTTCTCCGCAACGGTTTCTATAAGGATGTCCAACTCAAAGGAGTTCACCCGCTTTTCTCTTTCAAGGAACGATGTTTCCTTGCTTTCAAAGTTAGATATTTTAGATTTCAGGCCACGTTCCCTTTCCCGTAAATCCCTACCCATCTTCACGAGGTCGAACTTCTTCGGGTCACCACTGGTAAGGTCATTAATCTGTTCTTCAAGGGTTTTTATTTCCGCCTGAACGTCCTCCAGTTCGTTTTCCCTCGAGAGAATCTGCTCTTTTAGGGTCGTAAGTTCTCTTTCACGTTCAGCCGACTTCCTGCCATCTTCAGACTTGGCAGCAAGAATTAGAGCATCAGACTGTTTCTGGCTATAAAGTAAGGGTTCTTCTTCCGGGGATTCCGGGGATACAGTTTTTTCCTTCTCAGGGGTTTTGCCTTCTTCAGGAGAGGATATCTCTTTACGCCCTTCATCAGGGGATATTCCCTTACGCCCTTCTGCTTCTGGCATAGTGCCTGGAGGGGTTTCTTTTACGCCCGTTTCCATAGTTCCTCCTTTTAATAAAAAAAGCCGAACCCAATTCCCGAAGGAATCAAATTCGGCTATCTTCCTAGATTCGCCTGGTTTGCTGGCTGATTACGCTTCAACCCCTCACTGGCTGCCGATTACTGGCTCCAAGAAGGACTCTCACCTTCAGTCACCAGACATATGCACCTACACCGCAGCAAACCTATTCAATTGTTAAGCATCGTGTCGGTGAGTCCGTTCAAGCTCTTTACTGGCGACCGGCTCACCTCTTACAACCGTAACTTCTAATTTACCCCAACCAAACTCTTTACAAAATTCCAAGAAAACCTGTTGAGTTCTGGTTAGTTCTATTTTTACGTTATCACAATTGTTTTTAGTTGTCAAGCTACCCCTAAAAGAGTTCTTCCCGTAGTGCCTCATAAGTTATCTCTTTGTGCAACCATTCAGGAAGTTCTCTCTCTGTGATTTTAACATACCATTTACATAAATGGGGCAATACCCAACGCTTGCCTTCCCAATCCTTCCATAGAAGTAAGAATCCCCACCACTCACCAGAAAGATACATTTTCTTATATTCAGTGAAGAGGAAATCAAAGTTAGTTTTACCTTCTACTAAAGATAAATAATAAGGGTCTGGTTTCAAAGCTTTAACACCTAAAGATTGTTCCTCATAGAATTGTTTCCTGCCCATTTCATTAGGCTCAACATTACTACAAGAAAGTGTAACAAACAATCCTTCGTTTTTAATATATACCTCACTCATAGTGTTAACTCTTCTTTACCTTTCGGGGCAAACCTCTGGTCTTAGTTCCAGCAAACTCCTCCAGTTCTTCTTTTGTCATAGACATATACATACCTTTAGCTGCACCCTTCAGAGAAGATACTTTCCTTTCTCCCCTTTTTGCTGACAGTGCAGCACCCGCAGCTTGCTGTTGTACCTTTGACTTTGCTGGCATTTTTAACCTCCTTATTTAAGAGACTCCCTAAATCTTTCACCAGGTGTTAAACCTAACCTCCGTCTCTTCTCACTCATAGTAACTGACCATATCCCCACTGAGACACCCCACTCATCTAAGTCAGGATTATCTAGACGGTATTGGTCTCTCTCCATCTGGCTTGTTAGTGTCTTGTAATGTATATATTTGGCTCCAACCTCACGTGTTGGAACTTTAGTAAAGTCCCTTTCCTGATTCCCAAGGACTCCGATATAGACCTCTTTATAGAAGTCAGGATGTTCCACTAAAAACCAATCATCTTCCCAGTATGTTGTGTTCTTTGGGTAGTCTTCGGGTTTCTCTATTGAGTAGTAGGAGACATAGGTATCAAGTTGATTTTCAGGAACTTCCTTTTCATAGGCAGTAATTCGGAGTTTATCTTCTGGAGTCTTATCTTCCTTTTCGCGCAATATATCATATTCTTCTGGTAGAACTTTAATTGGAATATCCCTGTTCATCTCTTTAGCTAATTTAGGATGTTCAACTAAAAATCTCTCCTGCCAATACCCCTTAGTCGGTAGTTCATAAAAAGCTACATAGTCTTCTATTTCAGTTATTCCCTTACTGTAACCATCCCGCCTCCGCTTGTCCTTGCGATAGCCCTCATGTTTATCAAGGTAAACTTCCCTATCTTCTACAGGGAGGGCATTGTATTCATCATCTTCCTTTGCCCATTGGACATTTATCCTCAAAACATTCTCATTCCAATCTGAACCATCATCGGTAAGTAGTTTCTGCTCCAAAGCCCATTTATGCGCTTCAGGATTGTCAAGCAACCAGACCTTACCTTCGGAACTACCAGCCCCAAATTCATCTACCGTTTTACCTCGTTCTACCCAACTTTCAATAGTTCCCTCATCAGCCTCATTATCAATGGCCTCAATGCGTCTTAGGTCAGCTACCCACTCAGGGTTATCTTCTTTGAGTTTAGTTCTTGATTCCTTGCGCTCCTCCAGGTCTTCAATATAAACATCAGATTCAGTATTGCCATAGTTGTCATACAGAGTATCCAGTTCAAACGACTTCTTTTCTAACTCAAACTTCTGTGTGAACAAATCATCATACTTCTGAGGGTCTTGCTGAAAAGCATTGATAGCCTCTGGAGGTATATTATATTTCTTCATCAAACTCAAAAGAATCTCAGCACTCTTTGGGTTTTCAAAGGATTGAACCTTGCCCCAGAAATATAACTGGCCCTCTAATTCAGGGTCTCTCTGCCTATCTAATTTCCTCTGGTCAGCAGACTCTTGGTTAAAATAGGGTTCCCATAAGTCCTCAGCATTTAGCAGTTCTACCGCTAAGGGGTGTCCGTCTCTCATAACCTTAGACCTACCTTGAGTGTTTACCCACTTATGAACTTCACCAGCAAAGCGACCCATATCAAAGTATTCAGCTTCTTCCCCTATTACCAGCTTCTCAAGGTTGCCTATCCGCTTTTGAAATGGAGCTAGTTCTGTTGAGGTATCTATCCCAAAGACCTTCTCATAACCCTCTATTAGTTCAGGGTCTAACTTATTTGTCTCAATAAGGTAGGATACTCCTTGCCGTGCTTCTTCTGAGGATAGTGTCGTGAATTGGCCAACAACAAACATCTGTGCTTCTAAAAAGGGATTATCTTCTCTCCATTTGCTTTGTGCTTGACCCTTAGTAAGAGTAGGATACTCCTTGCCCCTAATTAACACATCGGATAAATCCTCATAGCCCTCCCATCCCTTCTTCCATTTATCCCTTAATCTCTTAATTTCTATACTCTTGCCTTCAAGGTAAAAGAATAATGTCAACCAGTCCTTATCGCCCAAAGCTACCCCCATAATCTGCCTTATTACTCCAGGAGTAAAGATATTCTTTACCTGATTCCAACCCTGCTTCATCAACCTATCATCTTGAGTTAATACGCCTGCTATGAGGTCAGCAACAGCCCCAGGTGCCTCTAATGCTGGGAACTCCCCACCAACCACCCCAGCCATATATTTGAGTGATGTAATACCTGTATATTCAAGAGCCTTCAATCTAGTCTTTTCCTTGAGAATATACCCGATGGCTGCTATAATAAGATACATTGCAACAGCTTTGTATGTAGTAGACCAATTTGCACCAGATACATCTACACCTGTAGCTTCATTATATTCAGAGTAAACCTTTGATGGTCTACGTGTTATCCACTTACCCGTCAACTCAATCCAGTTTTCAGTCCACGTAGTGAGCATAGAGAATACCCTGCCAGGAGCATTTTGAGCGATGGCCATACTGTTCATCTTGGTATATAAATACTGGGTATCAGCGGCGACCTCATCAGCACGCTTTATCCACACCGATGGGTCAGCATCAGGAAGCAAAGACTTGGCTTCAGAGTAACCAGAAAGAAAGGCATCAGACACATTTTGCTTGTCAGCATACCTAAACATCCATAGCGCAGTTTCCCTAAACTTGCCTGCCCAATTATCAGCAAAAGAAGCATCAAGACCTGCTGTGAACGCCATCTTGCGTCCTCTTAGAACAAGGGACTTCTCTAACGCTGCTCGCCCCTCTTTAGTAATCCTTAGTCTTATTCCATTGGCAAAGTGAATTGGCCCGACTTCACCAATTATCAACCCATGCTGACTAAGATTTCTAATAGCAGACGTAGCCTTAAAACCTAACCAAAGAGTATATAGAGCACTCGTAAGATTATAGGCAGCCAAGCCAGAGGGATTACCTTTAGTAAGAAGATTAGCCAATCCCTCGCCACCCGGCAATTTCCTTATTGCCTCACCAACTTCAGCAAGAGACTTGTTTATATCCTGGTCTAGTTTAGATGGTTCACCTGTCATCCTTCGAGAGTAATCTTTAAGATATTCCCTTGACCTCTTGGGCATAGAAGTATCATTGGCTATAGCTGCTATCTTTTGTAGAAATGGCTCATAATAAAGAACCCTATTAGAAACAGCGTTATAAGCCTTCATAGCTCTAAAGGGGTCGCGTATAAAGCCTAAAGCACCTAGACGTTCCTTAAGAAATGGGTCTGTGATTTTCTTTGATACTCTCTCGTTTAATACGCCAGCAATTTCAGGCGATATACCATCCCGTTCTTTAATCTGGTCAATCATTTCCTGCTCAAAAAGGTGAGGGATATAATCCTCTATTCTCTTCTCTTGAGGCAAGTTCTTTTTTTCTGCCCATTCATTTGCCCAGTTTCTGATATAATTTACAGCCCTCTTTTCTTCAAAAGTAAGTCCCACTACGCTACCTTTTTCATTAGCGTCATCAAAGATTAAACCCCAGCGTTCCTTATCCTTACCAACACGCTTAGTAATTGCATCTACTTCTTTATTGAAGACTGTGTTAGCCTCAGATACTAGCACCTCGGCTTCAGTAATCCCTTCCCATATCTCATATACACCCATTTTGTCAAAGACGTGGCGACTTCCTCTAACCCTTTCCTTTACGCCAATATCCTGTATCATAGGAGTATTGTCTTCAACAGCCTTTGGTAAAACCTCATCAGGTGGAGGTGTTATTACCCCCTTATCATCAGAGACAACTTCTTCTACTGGGGGTGCTTCAACAATTTCAGGCTTTGCTCTCCTATCTAATTCAGCTTGGTAAAGTTTCCTATAAGGAGTAGCCTTTTCAATACGTTGTTTTAATTCTGCTGTAGATAGTGACTCAATTGGTTTTTTTAATCCAGGAGGAAGAGTCGGAGGTTCGGGTTCTGTTGGAGGCTTAACTCCTAAACCCTCATCACTAATGAATCTAACAGGAATATCCTTAATTCCTAAATCTTGTGCTACTATAAGTCTGTGTATTCCATCCCATACTATTTGAGAGCCATCTTCTCGGATTCTTATTACAATCGGTTCCTTTATGCCTTCCCTTTGAATTTCCTCAGTTAGTCTTCTAATCGTTTCTGGTTCATCTTTCCGTATGAGGTCTATGGGTATTCTAGTCTCTAACTTAGATACTTCTTCCACTGGTAAAGTTCTAACAGGTTCTGGTTCCCCAGGCAACCTAACGAAACCCTCTTCACCTCTTGCAACTTCAGGGGGTTTGGCAACACTAGCAACTAGTTCATCTATTTCAGCCTCAGTAAGTGGTATCCTTTCTTCTACTCCCGCAGGACTCGGTTCCCACAAGGTTTGTTTCCGCAAGATTGCTTCAGGCACACCATATTTACTGGCTATTCTAGTTATTTCACTGTCAATAAAATCCTGATATTCTTGCGTATCTACTGTTAAATCAGGACGAAGTTGCCCAGTTTTTAATGAAACCATAGTCTCATCAGCTTCTGTTAAAGCTCTTTGCCAATTTGTAGGGGTTACTGCTTTAGTTGGGACTACTTCAGGTTCTACTGTGGGGAGTTCTTCAGGAACTATTGCTCTTATCTCATCCTCAAGTGCTTCCATCTTGATAAGAGCCTGCCTTTGAACCTCACCAGTTGCTCCTTGTGCCTCATTAACCAACCTCCTGAACTCAATTACAGAAGGATTTTCAGGTTGAATAGCTTCCGCTTTAGTAACTATCTCATCAGCTTCTTTAATAAGAGCCTCAGTTAAAGGTGGTTTTGTTGGAGGAACTCTAGTTGGAACTTCTGTTGGAGTGATAACTTCTTCAGGCAATGCTAACTCTGGTTCTGTAGAAGTAGGAATAATATCCTCTGTGATGTTTTCATTTATTTCCTTAAATAAAGGATGTTCTTCACCTATTTCACTTTTTAAGGATGCCTTTATCTTATTAACCGAGGATACAGTTACTTGCCCAAGACCCCCCATTATCGTTGTTAAGAGGAACGTTTGAGGAGCTACTTCTTTGAATGCCTCTTGCCAACTTATTCTCCCCTCTCTCAATCCAGCCTCCACCTCAATATCCGACTGCCCCTTCTGCGTTATTGTCTCAGTCAACAACTCCTCACCATAGATTCCACCTACCTTAACAACAATCCGAGAAGCTATTGACCTACCAACCATCCCAGTTAAAGGGCCAGTTAATAACTTTGCAAAGGCAAGATTACTAAGAGCCTCTGGGACTGCTTCCCACAGACCATACTTCCTTGCCTTGTCAAAGAAATCATCTTTTAGTTGTTCCTCTTCTTCCCTAGTTAATCCCGTACCTGTTCTGGCTATCTTTTCTTCATTCATTAACTCCAAATATGTTTGCGTTATTTGATAAGTAGTCATTTGATAAGCAACGGCTCCTGATGCAGCCGTTCCTGCTGTCCAAGCAGCAACCCTTGCTCCAGGCACCGGAATTAGGGCTGTCGGTAAGCCAACAATAAGACCTGCCCCCATTGAAGTTAGGGAATAAGCAATATTACGAGAGACCGATGCCATATCCGCAGGAGATATGCCCAGTAGCGATGGTCTCTCCTTATATTTTATAGAAACCTCGCTGACAAATTCATTCATCTCTCTATTGGCATCCTCTATAAACCTGTCAGCCCAATCAGGGTCTACAACACTTGCTCCCCCAAAGCCCTGAGTTGCTTGTAGAATTGCTGCACCCCATTGTTGGGGGAGCATCAATAGGCTCCCCCCCAAAATACCAACCTCATCCATTAAAGTTAATGCAGGAAACTCCTTTTGCCATGCTTCAACACGCTCCCATACATCAGGATGGTCTACAATATAATCCTCTATGTCAACATTTGTTACAAGCATGTATGATTTATTAAGGCCTTCAGAGACTTCTTTTACTAACCATTCTCCCCACTGATTTTCAAGGTATTTTGTTGCTCGTGGTTTCACCCCCACTTCTTCCCTCTCATCTTCAGGACGGATGGGACTTCCAACTACTCTCCATGCACTAACATCTAGTTTCCCACCAGTACGGAGGTATTCTTGATAAAGAAATTCCTCATCTGTCACTTCCGCTGGCACACCAAATATCTCATCGACATCTTCAGGAGTAGCCCCCATCTCTACCAGTAACATCTCAAGTTCAGGAGTCCTGCCCTGAATCTCTATCTCGTCAACAAAAGTCTCAAGGTCTTCATCTGTTATTTCTTCAGTGGGCGCTACTTCAGGGAGTTCTTCTCTCGGTTCCTCAATGGGAGGTAAAGGTTCTCGCCCTATTCTCTCAATGAATCCACGAGCACGAAGACTTGGAAGTATTGGTTCCTCTATGGGTTCTTCAGGCTCTTTTACTGGAGGTTTAGGCCTTATTTCTATCGCAAGTTGCTGATACCAATAATCAAAAGTGTGAACTGTCTTACCTAACTTGCTTTCTTCCTCTCGCCTTTTCTTAGCCTCTTCAAGCATCCAACCTGGTTTCTTAGTACTTAATACCATCTATACTCCTAGTGAGTCTTTATTCTGTAGAAATCGTTCCATGTAAACACTTCACCTGCTGCAACATCAATAAGCCCTAGCCAATGAAAGGCTCGTAGAAACTTCCAATAGACCTTTCTCGCATACCTTATGATATAATTAAGTGGGAGAGGATAATATACTTCAACTGCCCTGTCATATTCACAATAGGCAAACCCGTATCCTTTAGGGATAGGACACTGCTTCGCATGTAGCCAATATTTGTCAAATCTCATCATCTATTCTCCTATGTCCTCGGATTTTCTTCTCGCCTATTCCTAGAGATATTTTTCAGTCTCTCTGGTAGATTCTCCTTGGCCTTCATATCCTCAAAAGGACTCTTTAATTGAGTTATGTGTTCGATACAATCTTTACGTGTCCACTTTAACGCCATGCTAACTCCTCTCCCATCACTTCTTCAATAAAGATACCTATTGTGTGGTGTGTCCCAAAATCCTTCATCTCTTCTCTCAATGCCACCAACATAGCATCAGCACCAGCTTCAACAGCTAAATGTTGTAAGTTCAATACTCCCTTAACTCTTCCACTGACTCCTGAAGCCTCATACTGATATGGGTTCTCCCATCCTTCAGGTCTATACATTAAATAACCCCCTCAGGTTGCCCTTTACTTACCAGAGAAACAAGACCCCCTGCGTTCCCCTTCGGCTTTTCTGGTGTCGGTGTCTGGGCTTCTTGTGGTAAAGGCGCAGGTTCCATCCTCTGTTTTACTATAGCCACACCCCTATCAACCAGCATCATTGATTCGAACCTCTTCAGTTCTGCACCTTCTTTATCCTCCGTATCTTCTGCCTCTTCTACATACCTGAGTGCCATTTCAAATAAAGCTAGTGCAGGGTCAGCTTGTCGAGCCTCTTCCAATTCGAGTGCCCTCGTCCACCCATCAGGGTCTTCTACCATCAAAACATCCCGAAGTAGAAAATCAAGTGGTGCCTTACCATATAATGCCAGAAAGCGTGCTTCGTTTACTATCTCCAACCTCTTGTTCTTTGTCATTAACCGATAAGAGATAGTATATTTGTCAGGGTCTTTCAATTCCCCCATCGAATGCTGTCTCTTCCTGCCCGTCTTCCCAACCAGGACTTCCCCTTCTACCTCCATAAATTGTTCAATCATCAAGCGGGCTAACTGTTCCTTTAACATTTCTAAGGCTTTAATACGTGGATTCTGAAGTTGATTCAGTAGTTCAACCTCCGTAGTCACCTCTATAGCAGAGGGTGGTTGAGTATATGCCCTCGGCGCAATAGGAGCAGCCTCATCCACCAGCCTTAAGATTTCTTCGCGAGAGGCCAGTGTAGCCGTGTTCACATCAGGCCGGGGCACTAACTTATGCAGTTCACCTGTCTTTCGTGCTAGTGTCGCACCTCTCTCCGGAGGGGCGTCCGATGGCCCACTTTTTGGAAGCTCTGTCTCGTATTCATACCTCGGCACGACTGGCTCAAAGCCGAGAGTAGCATCTATAGATAATTGCCTGCTTATCTCGTCATACAACCCCTCATTCAAAAATAGAAGACTTGGCGATTCGTGCTCAAGATACCCCTTATCCCTAAACATAAAACCTGAAGGGGGGAAGACAATTACAAAGGGTGGCTTTTTATATGGGGAGGGTTGTTCAAAAACTAGTTGTCCCTCAATCCATAACTCATTCTTCTCACCATCCCAGAAATCCCTGACCTCATTATCCAGGTCCTTTAATTCACCAGGCTCTTTGTATACACCAGGTGCTTCCTTGTACCCTTCAAGCTCTTGTAGCAAGTCCTCTTTACTTCTGAACGTTATCGGGGCTACCCATTTATTCAAGACAAAGGGAGTCCATCTCATATCTACAGGAAGACACTCAACTATATATTCACCTTCCTTCACGTACGACATCCATTGCACCCCGATCAAGCTCCTGGTACATACGTGATTACACAGCCAGGCATTTAGACCAGCTAACCCGAATTTATTGAGCATATACTCATCACCCTGCTCCAGAGAATCCTCAATAAACTGCTCTATCTTCTTAGCTTCCCTTTTCGTAACAGAACCCGCAACTACACCCTGCCACTGTGCAGCCATTAAGCCAGCTACTATCCTTGTTACATACGTGGCTGACTTATTCTCAGTTACATTTATTACGTCATTTAACGGAGTTTTACCATCAAAGTCCAACAAGGAATAGGCCGAAAGATAGAGCCGGTCTTTGACTTTATCCATCTTATCAGTAAGACCTTTAAGGTCTCGCATACGGCTGTCTATCATCTCCCAAGTGTCTGCCATACTTCACCATCCAAAATCTTATTGTGTTTTTCCTTCATTAAAAACGCTAACCAGAGTTGTTCCATTGAGGTTGCTGCCACAGGAACATCGAAGTAAAGATCGGGTTCTTCCCCCCAATTATCCCACTGGGCAAACCAGTACCAGAAGTTCTTGAACACATCAAATGGTTTCCACACGCCATCAGGAAAGGTATCCGTTAGCATCTCCTGAAACTGGTCTTGGCGTTCAAGTTGGCAGATAGTACAAATACCACTGCTTCCTTTAAGGACTGCATACCAGTCCCCCTTCTTATCCATGAAGGTTCGGTTGTCAATATAAGGGCTGTCAAGCTCACACGGTACACCTAGCCCCAAGTCTGGTATTGCTGCGAACCTCATCTTGATATAAGTCTCTGATGTATCCATTATTTATGACTCCTCTCTAGTTGCCATAAAACCTCCTACTGTAGAATCTTATCGCAACATATTATCGGGATATCGAAGTGAATAAACCCCGTGCGATCACCTCTCCCAAAGATAGTTCCACAAGTCGGACAACTCAAGGTGTAATACTCACCATCCACATCAATTGTGAACGGAAGAGTAAACTTATTAAGCTCTTGCCTTGCCTTTTGAAAATTGTCTAACGCTTCAATTAACTCAGTATTCATTTATGACTCCTCTCATGCGCTTTGAGACCTGCTTTTGAAGAACACTCCTTACCACATTCACAGAAAAAACCAGTCACCTGAGTTATACCTTCTGGCCTCTCATAAGTGAATCCCCTCTTTATATACTTCTGCAATTGGGGACTGTCTTCTGCCCAGGGTAGATGGTGAACTAAAACTTCACCATTTGAAGGGTTTATACTATACATCTTTGTTTCACTCGGTAGATTTGTCTTCTTTGGCATCTTTACCCACCCCCCCTGATAGATTTCAACTCTATATAGATATGACACAGAATATAACACCACAAGCCTCTCCAGAAGCCAACCTCATCTAAGCACGCTTCAAGTAATGCCATGTCCCACTCCTCATACTCTCTTTGTTCTCTCAAAAGTTTCTTAAGAAACTTACTTAATGGCATTATCCCTCCTTAAGATTCTATTGCTTGCGAAGTGCAATGTTAAGACAACCTTTGTGAAAGGGGAGTGTTTTTCCTTCCACTTTTAGCCTTTGGTTCTTATAAATCGGGTCTTTACAATAAGCACATTTCATTATCATTCCCCCTCTATCAGTGGCACTACTGCTTCATAGCCAGCTTTGAGTAATTTACCCATACCTTCTGCTATACCCCTCTGAAAAGCTATGTCATATAGGGGGTCATCTGAGTTCCACGTTATTACAGGCAACTCCCTCTCTACCTTGAGAACTAACCCCTGCTTGGATTGTTCTTCTAGTAGTTCATCTGTCTCAAAGTCCACTGTTGACTTATCGTATCCACTTAAACTAGCATAACTCGCAGTAGCTCCGTGAATACATCCTACTAGGTAGTTCTTAGTCATTTCCCTTATCCCTTCTTGCTTAGTCATCCTTCACCTCTATTAAAGATTCTACTGCTTCATAGCCAGCCATACATCTAGGGTAACCCCTTCCTTCCACAAGATTCACCACACAAAGGTCGGGGATAGTATCAAGCAACTTCCCCTCTACCTTTATCACTACCCCCTGTGAGTGGAGGTAGTTTGTTAGTTTTTCGGTTCTGCATTCAGGACAAGGGTCATCACCCTCATAATCCTCAGGGCAATCACCTCCATCTTCGCATCTTTGAATTTTTAGTATTCCTTCCCTTATCTCTTCTCTAGTTGCCATAATACTCCTTAATTCTGTAACGGTGGCATTTGAAAGCCGTGCCTTCTCTGCTCCCTGTTAAAGAGTTCTACTGGAGCTAGTCCCTTCTTCATCACCCTTCTTCGAAGCATTCTAGTATATATACAACCACACTCAGGACATATATCAGTAACGAAACCATATCCGGGTATCTCAGACCCTATTGGCAGAGAACCGAGAAGACGGTCGTCTGCGACTGGTCCCTCCTTAGAATCAAGAGAGAAAGCCCAATCCCCTTTAACCATCCCACTTTCTTTCATCTCTTTAACTATCCCCTCAAAGAATCCCTCAAGCGGTGGAAGATAGGGCTCATCTATCTTCAATATGACGATTAACCACGCCTTTAGTTCACAGACAGGACACTTGAATTCCTTTGAATAAGCTTCCATCATGCCTCCTTCAATAAAGTAACAATCTATCCCGCGCTTCTATTAAGGCTAAACATTTTTCTTTAATCCGTTCTCTTATCTCATCTTCCTTCCCATAAAGGTATTTTAACTCCTCCTCCAATCCTATAATCCTTGCCTCAGCATCCACTTTCAGGTGTTCCGCAACTAAAGGAACAAAAACACGTCCTGATTCAATTAACTCATTCAGTGGGGGGTCGCAACTTTTTCTTTCAACCATATTTTGCCTCCTTAACGTCTACATCTTCGGCGGTGAATTGGGGCAGGTCGAGGCCTTCCCCAGTCGCTTGAATAGTACCAGATAGTCTGATAGTGTCACTGGACTCGCCCTCCTCAATCCACATACACTTCAATTCGAACCTCAGAAACCCCAATAGTATCCGTGTAACCCAGTTTTTAGGTGCCACTCCAACGAAAAAGTACTCTACCTTCACATCTTGGAAGTCAAAACATATATCAGTATTAGATGTTACAGTATACATCATACCTCCTTTCTACCATCTTATCCTCCTTGTTCTACTCCTTAAAGGCCTACCAGTTGCGTTACTTACCGCTACTGGTACTCCTGTATTCACGGTCTCAGGCACAAAGTCACTCAATATAGCCCTCTCACAAGCCATTAAGTGAAATTTAGCCTCATTATCTATGACCTCACCCTTAAATACAAAACTGAACTTCTCTCTGACATAATTAGTTAAGTCGTTAAAGATATAAACCTTATTCAAGCGGTGCATCGCTTGAACCTTTTTAATTTGGAGAGGCTTATCAAGACTATGCTTCGGTTCACTTATCGGCCAACCCTGAGCCGTATACGCTTGCCTTTCCCCTGTCTCCTGATGATTGCCACCTACTCGCCTTAACACATTCCACCCATCGGTAATCATCTTAAAAGCCTGCACATGGTCAAAATAGCTCATCTCAGAAGAAGGCCAATATTCTGCGAAGGCAAAGAAGTCCCCTGTACCAGGACTTTCAGCATAAAATAAAGCAGCAGCATTTACCCGACCAAAGTCATGGCCCACATAAACAGGCCACTTTTTATCAACCTCAAACCTTGGTATCAAACATATCTTCTCATCAAATGCTGAATATACTAAACCCTCCAGCCCTTTCCATAACCCTAATACGTATCGGTCTTTGTAAACTCCCTCAAACTCAGAGAGGCGTTGCCTGTAATCCTCTGGTAGTGCTGGATTATCATAACTGCTGGCTTGGTAAACATCTCCTTTCTGCTCTTGGAAAAACATTCGGTAAAGGTAATGAGTCGGAGGACCAGGGTTAGTAGCAGCAAATATCTGATGAGGAACGTCCGGCAACCGCAATCTCCCTTCAATCATGCGCCAGTCATCCTCATTAGTCTCTATAGCCTCGTCTAGACCAGCCCAACCCAACTCCAATGAACCGAGCTTTAGAGGGTCATCCAGCCCACCAAAAAGTATTTGAGAGCCATTATTAAGCGTAACCAACCCCTCACTCTTATTATAGCTAGCAATAAGTTCTCGAGGACATACTTTTTCAAGGAAAGTTTTGAGGGTGGTTTGACCGAGAGTTGCCCTGACTTTACGACATATCAGACCGTAATTCCTGGGATAATCAAGAGACAGCTTCAGTGCCTTAGCGCATAAGGCTATCGTCTTACCAGCCCCAAACGCCCCAGAAAACAAAGAACGGGGAGCCTGAGAAGCCACAAAACCATCTTGTGGCTTGTTGATAGGCTCCCAGACTACCTTAACTTCAGTGGCCACCTTTACCCTCTTTTAATTGATTTGCATATCCCTTGCCAATTAGAAAAACGATATTGACATTCTGTCCCGGTGGCTGGTTATAATACCCGTATAATTGGCTGATTTCTCTGCCTGCTAATACCTTATCCCTGATGTTCGTCTTTGACCCTTTGACAGCTATGGTATAAATCTCTCCTAATTCGTCTCTTGTGGCAATAAGAGCTTTCTTTGCAGGCTTGCGTAGTTCTTCCAAGGAAGCTTGAATTTCAGCATTTTTCAGCAGACGAGAAGCATTTGATTCAGCGGCGTGCTTGGTAGTAACTTTGAAGCCTGCTTGTTCGTAAGCTTTGAAAGGAATGATACCTTGGAAGACAAGGTTTCTAAAAGTTTCCTGACGTTGAGTCAGCATAGTTAATAAATAACACAACGGGGGCCCTGTGTCAAGTTGCTTGAGTTTATTCCCCCCCCCTTAACAACCCCCGGTCTTATCTTCTCTACTCTTATCTTATCTTATCCCCTCCCCTACATCCCTTTGTTACACGCAGGTTACAAGGGAAGTTGCACTAAACACTTGACAACTTGGTAACATTAATGGTAACCTGTTGGCACAGGTTAAGTAACTAAAAGGAGGGTTTTATGCCTAGAGGTAGTTGGAAGAAGAGATGGATAAAGCTATATGTCACTGGATGGTTGCACGGAACTATACGCTGGCAACTGAAAGCAGAAGAGCGGGGAGTTTGGGCAGATTTTCTCGCTTTAGCGGGAGAAGCTCAAAAAGATGGGGCGATATGTGATAATGATGGCCGTCCTTTGCCCCTTGATTTCATTGCTAACCAGCTCAACATCAAGCGCTCTTTGCTTGATAGATTCATTGCTAAAGCAATTGATGAGAATATGATACGGATTGACGACACCGGCGTTATTCATATCTCAAACTATATGGCGTATCAATCAGAGTATGAGCGGCAGAAACCTTATCGCCAAGCCGATACACCTGCTTATAGCGAGGCTGAGTTCTCAAAGGACAGGGCTGCCATAGAGGATAGCCTGGGTTGTGTAATCACAGCCTACGAAGAGGAACTACAGTGCGGGCCATACGACCCTGAAATAATTAACTACTTCACTGAGAAGTACGGCAAGAAGCTGGGAAAGAAATATACCATCCTTTTTAATGGTATCCTTAACGCAATAAACAGGGGTTGATTAGTGGTCTAAAAGATAGGCAAAAATGCTTAGGGTTTTGGGTGTTTCGGGGGTTGACAGGCTAGTAGACGTATGGTAGACTGATAGTAGACTAAGGTTAAAGGAGGGTAGAGGAATGACACAAAAGATTAGTGAACACAAAGTATACCAGAGTCCCTATGACATACCTAGTGAGTTTGATATAAGAGAGCCTATTTACAGACCAGGGCAGATATTAAAGTTTGAGTGCCCAGAAAGCAAAAATCATGGCAAGCAAGGGTTTGTTAACAATATCCTATATGCTCCCAATATTGACCACTATTACCAAAGAGTCCAAGTTAATATAGGTAACTACAATTTCATAGAATCAGCATCAAGATTCTGGCAACCAATCAGCTAATCGTATCACATTAAGGAGGGTAGACAATGAAACCATCGGAAGTAATAGTCGCGAATCTCCGGGGAGAGGGACACATAGTAATACAGGTGAGTAAATACAATTGGATTGTGAAGCTAAGAGGTACTGGTACCCGTCTATCGGTTAAGGGTGTCAAAAATCTTAGCCGCGTTTGGGAAAACAACCATAGCTAACCAAGTAAAGGAGGGTAGACAATGAAAGCAATCACATTCTGACAGAAGAAAGGAGGCAAACATGGCTGGATACTGTGGTAGATGTCAAAGCTATTACGATTGTCACTATACTGAGCATGCCCTTGAATGTGAAGGCGCACCACGAGGGATTGAGCAAGGTTCAGAAGATGATTTCGAAAACCAACGTAGATTGAACGATTGGGATGATGAGACGGCTGAGGAAATCTGGGATAAATATTATAGGTACAGATGAACCTAACCTACTGACAGACTGCCCTTTGGCTTGCTGGGGTGGCAGTAGAAGGGACTGTACAGACGGCTGAAAAGCAAGAGTAAGCCCGATTGGGGTACCTACCGACCCCAGCCCCAGCAAGCCAGGCAGGAGGTAAGAGAGGAATGATACTGACAATTAAGTTTACCGATGAAGTAGCAAGGCGCAATGAGTTTTACTTGCGCAGACGCTACAAGAGCAAGGCAAAACTACAGAAATTGGCAAAGCTAGCAATATTTACTGAGGTAGCCAACGAAGCTCGAAACGATATACCAGCACCTTAACAATTTAATATCTTGATGGTTGGGTAGGAGCGGAAGGAGTAAGACTTGAAAAAGTGGGAGACAGAAATAGTTTTCGCCATTCAAGCAGAAACCAGGCACGAGGCTTGGAAGATAGCTGAGGGCATTATTGAGAAACACCACCGGGGACTAGCTAATGTAATTAGGAT